CCACAAAGAAAAGCCTCTCCGGGGCAGGGTGCAATTTTCAGCGATATTGTCACCGGGCCATATTCATCGGTATTGATTATAATTTCAACGATTTTATTCAAGCAATACACCGGATATATCGCTTCCTCCAAACCGAGAAGGTGAGAATAGATATCATCTTCACGGAGGCAGAACAGCAAATCTGGCAAGCTCTCAATAAGAAGTGGCGGCAGCACGATGAACAGCAGGTCAAAATGAGGGAGATCGTCAAAAAATACGGGCTTTCCGGCAGCTTGGCGGATGGCTGCGAACGAAAAATGGGGGTTAAGCGGGTGGAAGTCAAGGGCGAGAATTACCGGTGCATATTAAATGACAGCATTTTAGAGCTGCCAAATATGGAGAGTGATAGCATCGGCCTGATCTGCACCTCTATCCCCTTTGGCAATCATTACGAATATACCAGTAGTTATCATGATCTTGGGCATAATCTCGATACGGAGCAGTTTTTTAAGCAGATGGACTATCTCACGCCTGAATTATTAAGGGTCCTTATGCCGGGCCGGATCGCCGCTATCCACGTCAAGGATCGGATTCTTTTTGGCAACGTCACCGGCGACGGCTTCCCCACGGTGGAGCCCTTCCATGCCTTGACCATTGATCATTATATGCGGCACGGCTTTCGCTTTATCGGTCAGATCACCGTCGTAACCGATGTGGTACGGGAAAACAATCAGACCTATCGCCTCGGATGGACGGAACAATGCAAAGACGGGTCAAAAATGGGCGTCGGTTGCCCCGAATACATCTTGCTTTTTCGGAAGCTCCCCTCAGACACTTCCAAAGGCTACGCAGATATCCCGGTCACCAAAAGCAAGGATGTATATTCACGGGCACAATGGCAAATCGACGCTCACGCTTTTTGGCGGAGCTCCGGGGACAGACTCTTGACCAAAGAGGAACTTCTAGCCATGCCGGTATCAAAATTGCAGGCCGCTTTTCGGGAATATAGCCGCGACAGTATTTATAATTATGCGGAGCATGTGGCCTTAGCGCAAGAATTAGACCAAAAAGGAAAGCTCCCCGCGAGTTTTATGGTGGTTGCGCCTGGAAGTTGGACGGATATGGTATGGGACGATATTAACCGGATGAGGACCCTTAACACGACACAGAGTCAGCGACGCCTGGCGATGCACGTCTGCCCCCTACAGCTGGATATCATCGAAAGAATCATTAATCGGTATAGCAATATAGGCGATTGGGCGCTGGATCCTTTTGGCGGATTAATGAGCGTACCAATGATGGCGGTAAAAATGGGGCGCCGCGGCGCCGGGATAGAGCTTAACGCCGATTATTTCCGGGATGGCGTTGGATACTGTCAGGCGGCGGAGGCGGAGCAGCTGACGCCCACGCTATTTGATTTTATTGAGGATGCGAAATGAGTCTGACTACAGCTGAGAAAATGGCTGATTTTAAAATAAAACAGGCCTTGCCTTATAATTTTAAGGTGGCTTGGGCGGAACGGATGGCCCGCGGTTTTTATTGGGATGATCGAGTATATGGAAAGGTTTGTGTATCTGTAGGCGGTTTAGACAGTATTACCCTAGCATTGTTTCTTGAAAATATCGGCCTTAATGTGCCACGGGTCAGCGTATCGCAGCTTGAGGATAAAAGCATTCAACAAATACATAAACAGCTGGATGTGATCAGAGTAAAACCTGCCGAGGATAATCAGGGAAGGCGTTACAATCAAATACGCGTCATTCAGGAGTTTGGCTTTCCAGTAATAAGCAAGGCAAAAGCACGAAAAATTGAGATATTGCAGACACCAGATAGCCCTAAACAGACTTTTATTCATGCAATAATGACAGGCGACATGGGAGAGCAAGGGCATTATGGGCATTCGGATAAACTCAAATTACCGGATAAATGGATACAATTATTTGGAGGGCTTTATAACGATCATCGCCCGGACCTTTGCTGCAAATGCGCTAAATTTAGAGTCAGTAACCGTTGTTGCTATTGGTTAAAAGAAAAACCAATGCAAGATTGGCAGCGAGAGCATGGCGTGTTTCCATATTTGGGTTTGATGGCCATCGAGGGCGGGCAGCGCGAACAAGGGCTGATGAAAAACGGCTGCAATTATTTTGGAAAAGAGGTAATCCGGTCTTGCCCTTTTGCTATTTTCTCCCGGCAGGATTTATTACAACTGGCCCTCGACTTACATGCACCAGTGCCGGAAGTTTATGGCCAAATCAAGCGTAAGGCAGACGGGACCTTATATACTACCAAGGCCCAGCGCACCGGCTGTCAGCTTTGCGGTTTTGGAATACATATTGAAAAACGTCCACATCGCTTTGACCGGCTTTATTATGCCAACCGAAAAATGTGGGACTATTATATGCATCATTTAGTACAGGATGATCAAACCGGAGAATGGTACGGCTGGGGCCGCGTGCTTGATTATATAGGTATTGAATGGCGTCACGATCAGGTGGAGATATTCGCCGATTGGGAGCAATAGTTTATACGGCAATCGTGGAAAGTGAAAGGAGAATAAGTCATGAAATCAATAAAAGAGATAGGGAAACTGGTCAAGTCTGTGGTTATTAATTTTAGCCAGAGATTCTGTCACGATGAAGACCTGCAGGCGGAAAACGAGCGGCTGCGGCAAAAAATAGAACAGATGGAAAGCTGCTTTAACACCAAAAAGGTGATTAAACTGGAAACACATCTTGCCGCGACAATCATCCGGGCCGAGCGAGCAGAGGGGGAACTAGCGGTTTTAAAAACTGAAAGAACCCCATTGCCAAATCACATACTGGGTGAGGTAATCGAAGAGATCAAAGCCAGATTGGCCTATTATAAAGACCCGAAAGGCCATCCGGTACATACCTTTGGTAAGAGTTTTTATGAGGACATGCTAGCATTGCTTAACGATTATGTATTTCTCCAGGAAAAGACGGGAATAGCGGAGGCGGGACAATGATGGATATGAATTCAACACTTACCTATACGTTAAGACAGGTCTATACCAATAGGCCATTAATCCCGAAGCAAATCACAATGAGCCGGTCCGTATTTGATGAATTTAGAAAAAGTATTTATATTGCCGACATTGAGCAGGCAGCAATATTGTTTGGGGTCCCAATAACGATTAAGAAAACAGATGAGGAGATATTTGAGATCACTTTCAGCTTACCGATCATCAGAGAAGAGGTGCAATCATGATAGAAATAGCCAATATAATCATTGATCAGAACAATATCAAAATGATTGAAAAGGAAACCCTTTATATCAACATTTTTTTTAAGGATGGTACAGATAAGCAGCTAAGAGATTATTCCGATGAAATTTATGAGAAATTAAAACAATTATTAATACCGAAGAAGCGGAAAGTATATGCAAAAATTTATCATCCCCGGAAGGCTCCCCGGAGTAAACGAAATTTACGCATCGGCAAATCGGCAGTGGTCGAGTGCCGGCGGAGGGTTGCCAATGAGTAGACGGACACTTAAAAATTGCAGCCTTATAAAGAAGCATGGTGATCTTGACCCCTGGACGGGTAAAGTGACTACGCCTGACCAATATGATGGTTTATGCGAGGGGTTTCAAAAATCGGAAATGGACGATGAACCGTGTGAAACCTGCAAAAAGTGTCCGCTTTGTATGTATGGGGATGAAAGATAAGGAGGTAAATATGGAAAAACAATTTGAGATTGGGTATTGCCGGGCCTGCGGCCAGCAGCAGATATTAGTCCTGGCCGCGGCGACCCAGGATGCAGCGGACGATGAGGCCACGGAAAACTGCGACTGCGAAGAAGGGATGAAACTGCGGCAGATCGTCAAAGGGTGCCGCCGAATAGATGAGCTTTTCGGCCCGGATTCGGAAAACCTAGGATTTGTCCCGATTCATGAGGCGGAAACGCTCGAACTGCTGCACACTGTAGTAAAGCTGACGGCAGACAAACGCCTACTGAATACCAATTTGGATATTAATAGGTACGGTAAGGCCAAGATCGGTATGAACAGCAAGGGCAAAATCAACGTTAAGCGCTCCGTGGTCAATGCTTATCAGCTGGAGGAATAGAGATGGTTAAATATGCGAGGGATACCAGCGTATCAAGCGAGCAAAGCCGCGGGGAAATCGAGCGGACATTAAGACGATATGGCGCAGATCAATTTGCCTACGCGACATCAAACGATAAGGCCATGATAGGGTTTATGAAGGAAGGCAGGCAAATAAGATTTATGCTGCCGCTGCCGGATCCAAACAACCGGGAGTTTACGCATACCCCGGAGCTTGGGAAGCGCCGATCACCAGAAAGCGCCCTGCGTGAATGGGAGCAGGCCTGCCGGCAGCGATGGCGTGCCTTGGGGCTAGTAATAAAAGCCAAGTTGGAGGCCTGCGAGTGCGGGATATCGGTATTTGAGGATGAGTTTATGGCCAACATCGTCTTACCCGGGGGAGCGACCGTGAGCGACTTCATGCGACCGCAGATTGAACGAGCCTATTTGACCGGAAAGATGCCGGCTTTATTGCCCATGCTGGAATCAGGGGAGGCGCGATATGGACAAGACTAAGATAGACTGGGCGGATTCGACTTGGAACCCGGTCACCGGCTGCCTGCACGGGTGCCCATTTTGTTATGCACACCGGATTGTGAGACGGTTTGGAAAACCATTAGTAAGCTCAGATCACCCCGAAATTATCCACATTGAGGCGGCCTCTCTGGTAGTTCTCAATGAAAAGCCCCGGTCTCCTTATTCTGGATTTGCTAATTATGATTATTTTAACCCTACTTTTCACAGGTACCGCCTTAACGATTATTTACATAAAAAGGGCCGGACAATCTTTGTCTGCTCCATGGCGGATCTCTTTGGAAAATGGGTACCTGATGAATGGACAGAGGAGGTGTTTCGGGCGTGTGAAGCGGCGCCACAGCATCGATATTTGTTTCTTACAAAGAACCCCCAAAGATATAATGCGCTTTGTAGTAAGGGTAAGCTTCCACGATTGCCTAACTTCTGGTATGGAACCACGGTTGCCAGATCGAAAGATTTATATTTTATTGGTTTGGATCACCACAATAATTTTCTGAGTATCGAGCCATTATTGACAGCTTTTCCTCCCATGCCTAATTTTTTTGCTAATTGGGTAATCATAGGGGCGGAGACGGGAAACCGGAAAGATAAAATAGTGCCGGAGCGGGAATGGATAGAAAACATAGCAGAATCTTGTAATCATTCAAATATACCGGTCTTTATGAAAGAATCGCTCCGCCCTATATGGGGAGATGATCTGATTCAAGAATATCCATGGGATCGCGGAGGCGGGACAGTAAAATAAATAGCGCTATATTATATAGAAGAAACAGACTATGGACAAGCACCGCAAGGCCGGCCATATTCTGATCAATAAATTCGGCGAGGTGCTAATTATGCTCGTATAGGGTATTAAAATCTCAACGGAGGGTCTATGAAACCGTTTATTCGTGAGAAAAAAATAGAATCGAATAAGACTTACCGTGAGGTTGACATATTTTCGACAACAGATATTCAGCCGAAGATATCCAACCGGACCAAAAAAGAGATCAGCCGTCCGGCGCAGAGAAATCTGAATGATAAAAACTCCAAGAGATATTTTGTGCAATTAGCTGAGGCAAATTTTACGGAAGGTGATTGGGCGATCGAATTAACATACTTCGATGCTTTCTATCCGGAAACAGTGGAGGATGCGGACCGGGAAATGAAAAACTGTCTACGCCGGATCCAGAGCTTACTTAAAAAAAAACACCTGCCGCCCTTAAAATATTTAGCAGTTACATCCGACGTATCCGGCGAAACCGGAAAACCGGTTCGCATTCATCACCATTTATTTATCAAAGCAGATTTGAGTTTTGATGAGATTCGGGAGATATGGCGCCGCCCTAAAAAAAAGGGCGAAAAAGAAGGCGCACGGATTGGGCGAATTAATATTGACAGGCTCATACCGGATGAGCATTTTGACATTTCTGGCAAAGCCTATTATTTTGGCAAACAACGCCGCGGGCGTAAAAGATGGTTTGGTTCACTGAATTTAAAAAAACCCGTAAGGCTTCCCAACGCAGACCATAAATTTACTCATCGGCAAATAGACAGGTTGGCTGCCGCGGTGCCCTTCCCTCTTTGGGGAAAAGATATAAATTCGCACCCAAATATTGATTTTTGGAAAAAACAGTATCCGGGCTGGCGTATTGTGAGTTACATACCGGAATGGAACAATTTCAGAGGCTGGGCGATTTATCTAAAACTTAGGAGGCAATGATATGGATACGCAAGTCATACATAAAGCAATATGCTCAATGCCGATTGCAGATAAAATGCAATTATCATTATCGTGTCAGATTCATGGGGTTAGGCCGGAAGATTTAGAAATAACACTCGCAAATATAATTACGGGGATTGAAGTTTTACTTAAACCGACCTTTGATAATTTAACTTATTGGTGCCAAAGATAAGGAGGATGTTCTATGGACAAAATGACCTTGCGGCAATACTGCGATATTTGTAAAGAAATTGATGAGCTCGAAGAGCGGCGCTTATATTATGTCGCCAAAATTGAATCTATCCCGGTTTTAGACGGTCAGCCGAAAAAAAGGGGATTGCCGGGGGATCCGGCCGGGGAGTTAGCCGCAAAACTGGCAGACACATGCCGGGACATCGAAGAAAAGCAATGTTTGTTAATTAATCGACGTCAAGAGATCGAGGAAGTTATTTCCCCGCTATCTTCCCGCGAACGGCGAATTATGAGAATGCACTACTTCGATGGATTATCGTGGTCAAGGGTAACATATAACATCTTCGGCGATAAACCTGATTTTAAGGACCGCTTTGATAGCTATCTCCGGCGTATTCATCGGTACCATGGCGCTATCTTAAAAAAAATTTGCTAAATGTCATTGAATGTCACTATTGACATGTAGTATAGTATATCTAGGCAAACTACTAAATACAGAGGCTCCCGAAGTCTGGGAGCTTTTGTTTTGCGCATTATGGTTAGAAATTTAACTTGAAACGTTTCTTACTCCATCTAACAAAACGGATGGAGGAAAGCACATGAAAAAGAGATCCATAACTTTATGCTACAGGTGCCGCAAAGATTATGAGGGCGCCGGTTTTATTATTGAGCGGGATTATTCAAATTCAAATCAGAGTCAATGTGATAAATGCAATAGACAAGGCTATGATTATTGGGTAAGTGATCAGGTGGTGAAAAGCAGTGAAAAGTAAATGGCCAGAGGTAAAGGACAGAATAGATGAGATTGCCGCATGGTGCAGGGCGGGAATGCTCGAAAAAGATATTGCAAAGAAGCTCGGCATATCTGTTTCTACCTTTGAAACGTATAAAAATAATCATCCCGAATTGTTGGAATCCTTAAAAAGTAACGAAGAGGGCGCCAATGATTTAGTTGAAAATGCGTTATATAAAAAGTGCATCGGTAGCACTTATGAAGAAGAGGTAGCGTTTAAATGCAAATCAGTTTACTATGACGATCAAGACCGCCGATGCGAAGAGGAAGAGATCAAGACAACTACAGTCACAAAGTATTTGCCGCCAGAAACAATGGCCCAAATCATCTGGCTTAATAATCGTCGCCCGGATAGATGGCGCCGGAATGCCGGAAAAGAAAAACTCGACAATGACAAATTTGAGCATGAAAAAAATACGGATGCAAGGAAGTTTTGGTAATGTTTAAAACCCTGCATGATTTTTATGTAAGAGAGCCGTGGGTAGGGTTTTGCCAGTTGCTCAAAATCGAGCGCGGAAAGAAATGCGAACGGTGCGGCGCTCACATAGTGGACCTGTCGTATCTGATCGGACATCATAAAGTCGAGCTCACGCTTGAAAATGTGAATGACCCGGCAATAGCGCTTAATCGAGAATTAATCGAAATCATCTGCTTGAAATGCCACAACAAGGACCACCGCCGCTTTGGATATAAAAAGCAGGTATATATTGTTTGGGGTAGTCCGTATTCTGGTAGGCATACCGCGGTTAATCAGATGATGAGGACCGGGGATATTGTCCTTGATATCGATGCGCTCTATAATGCGATCTCAGTCGGCAGGCCGAACGCTTGCCGGTATAATGTTTTCAAACTCCGCGATTGCTTATATGACCAGATCAAAACACGATACGGCCAATGGTGTGACGCCTATATCATCGGCACCTATGCGGACCAATACGAACGGGAACGAGCCGCGCAGGA